AATTCAAAATTAACTAAGAAAGGAATTACGAAAATGAGTACAAAAATACCACATTTAAAAGACAAAGGTTACAGCAACGCACTAAAATATACTATCAAGCCAATCATTGATGAAATCAAGCAATTGAAAGGTTCATTGGAGTGGGCAAGCAAAAGACTTCTTAATGCTGATAAGCACCCCATAGACTTAGCCTATGTTTCTTTAGAATTTAAAAAAATAGGAACAGATATTGTGGAGAAAGAAAAGCAATTAAATGTTGCAGTAAGAACTTTACTATATGCTGTTGATGACAATGAAGAAATTTCTGATTTCGTAAATAATTGGGTAAAGCTAGAAACTAAATTTATTTATGCTCCCTTATTTGGAGATAAAGATTTTAGAGAATAAAAAAATCCGGAAAATATAAAAATCACATCCTTTATAATATTATGAAAATTAAAATACATAAAAACAATTGTGGCTCATGGGACTTGTATCGAGTTGAAGCAGGGGCAGAATATTTTATTCAAAACTGCAAAACTAAAAAGCAAGGGATAGTAGCAAAAAAGCTTCACATCCATGCAGATAAAAATCCTGAATTATATACTAAAATATTAAATAGCGGAGAGTAAGAAAATGAAATTAAGAACAGCAATTCGCAAGGCTAAGAAAATTGAGTTAGTCACCACTATAGATATCGGTGGGGGATACCCATTGAAAATTACCAAGGCACAGGCACAGGAAGTTTGTGGGGAAGCTGAGATATTGGATAATAAATTTCAGGAAGCTGAAGATGCATGGGTCAATGAGGATGGCAAAATAGTGGCAAGCCTAGATCACGGAGTACTCCTGATTGGATAATCTTTATGACACGGACTCCCTTTTTTTAGTTCTTGCTTTTTATATAATAATAAACATACTGATACTTATGAACAACGAAACATTACCAACTCACTACCATTCTAAAGCCTCTCAGAAAAAAGCACTTGATGCTGTTACTCGTCAGTACGAAATACTTCGCGGTCAGGCACACAAGTTTATCTTAAATGATGAATCTCATAAATCACGCTCAGGTGATCGTTACGATCAACTCACAGAAATTTATTGGGGATTACCATCATACCCACATCAGGTTCGCGAAAAACATTATGCTTGGTTTGAGGTTTGTGGTATCGATGCCAATCAGGTCAGGGGATTAGTTACAGCAAGAGATTACATCAAATCTTTACCTATCGTTAAGAAAGCAAAGGTTGAGAAGTCATATGGTAAGAGAACTGAGCGTTCAGCTACTCACAGAGGTGTTTGCCAAATCTGTGGTAAGTCTCATAATGTTGATGTAAAAACCGGACTCCTTGCAGAGCATGGTTACACTTACAAAAACACCGGATACTTCACCGGATCATGTGCCGGATCAGGTCAATTACCAATTAATGTTTCAGTCGATTTCTTGAAGTCTTGGTATGAAAAAAATACATCAAAATTTACTGAGTTAGTGAAAGCTGATCCGGAAGGAATTGCTTACACTTACTTCACAGAAAAGCTTGTGAGCAGACCATTAAGATATGTAAAGGTTGAACATAAAGTAACCAACAGACAGGCGCGAAAAGAATTAGGTGCTATATTGCTTAATTGGCAACCAATCATTGTGAATTGGAAACCATCTGATTTGACTGAAATTAAATACGATAACTAAAAAAAAAAGGAAATTAATAAAATGAAACTATCATCATATCACGCATATCACAGGGACAGATTAAGCACTCAGGACAAGCGACATTTCGATTCTGCTCTTGCTGAAAAAGAGGAGATTGAAAGAAAGCAATGGCAACTACTTCACAGAAAAAATGCATTACAAACAGAGATTCAAAAGCTTATTCAATTTGCTGATTTGAATAATCAGGAGAACCAATAATTTATGACACAAGTGCCACTTGCTTAATATATAATAATAAACATACTGATAAACATGGATCAATTAATACTACAATCTACCGGATCATTTATTCAAGGCGCTGAAGTTGGAGCCTTATTTGCAGATGGATTACCGGACATTACTAACGAGACAACTCCAATTGAGGATGTAGATGTTGAATGGATTTCAAGTTTATCTGATGAAGATAAATCTGCATTTGAATGGGTAATTTCAGAATACGAAATTGAGTTAACTAAAGAACAAAAATCAGCACTAGGAAATTAAGAAAATGAATAAAGAAGAAATAATCTCTGCCTCTCCGGTTCCAAATCTTAATGGTAATTGTGCCAAAAGTTTGGTCAGGGAATGGCATAATTTTAACGAAGCAATTGAACAAGTATTTGAGCAATTCCCATGTGCATCTTTTCATGGCAGGAATCATCACTTCCGGACTCCGGAGGAACAAAAATTAAAAGATCAACTCAGGGTTGAGATTTCTGAAAAGCTTGTCGGTCTCAGAGATATTGGAAATATTATTCAAGATCATTTACTTACTGAGCATAGGAAATCTTTATGACACAAGTACATCTTGCTTTTTATATAATAATAAACTACTTTATTAATCATGAACAACAATAAAACTACTATCAATTGGTCTAAATTTGAAAAAAAACTTGGAAAATCAGTTTCAAATGCAGAGTATCTCTTAGCTAGGGCTTTAGCTATACATCGAGTAAAAAACGAAATATTGCAATATAAGTCAGAAAACGCGCTTATACGATTTAAAACTTTCTTAAGGGAAGTAGACAAAGCTTCCTTACACGATGATCAACGCATTGCTGTAATCAATGAATTTAAAGTTACCGATTATTTAATTAAAAACTAAGGAGACCAACCACATGAAAGAATTTAATAAAAATGAAGCTAGAGAATACACGAAGCTGAGAGGTGCTAATACTAAGTTTTGGGTAAACAGAAAAGATTTCCTCAAACCACATTACTACACCCTTAAAAAAACTGAAAATACTATTAAGTCTAGTTTACTTTCTAAGAACACTTGCATTTTTAAATTTCACAAAAACTAAGGAGACCAACCACATGAACAAAACAAGTTATCAAGTTTCAGACGCATCGATAAAAAGATATCATCTTTTGAAAGTTAAAATATTCGCATCGGACGAAAGAATATTACCCAAAGATGTATTTAACAGATGGGCTAAAAGTGAAAATTTTTGCAAAATAACTAGATGGGAAGCTTTGCAAGCAATAGCTGAAGAAGATTATTCGATATTGCAATATGTCATTAGTGAGTTACGGCAAAAGACAGAAAATCTTTCCAAGATCGGAGAAGCATTTTCGATCATAAACGAGATTAACGCATAAGGAGACCAAGTAGATCATAAATCTTTATGACACAAGTACTACTTGCTTTTTATAATATAATAACCTAGATTGTAAACATGAGCAACAATACTACACAAATTAAACTCACCATCCAATATGGAATAAATGACGAGCAAAATGGCATCGAGGAGTCAGATGAATTTTCATATGATTTTGATAAGTTTCCAACTTACGATGAAGTTTTAGAAGCATGGTGCAGAGGTACAGATTACGAAACCTTACGCAGTAGAGATGATGTTTCATTCTACTTCTTCGCTAGTTCTACTGACAATGATTCACTCGATTGCGATCACGCGTGGTAAACCAATAAACCAACTAAGGAGACTAAATAATATGAAAAGTAAAACTATAATACATAACGGATTTTCAATTACATGCGAGCTAGGGGATGATCCACTAGTTGAAACCACTATCGCAAAGGAGAGTAGAGGAGAATATTTTTCCGGTAGTCTAGCGAGGGCAGATAACGATGGAGTTATAGATAGTGAAGATTGGGACAAGACTATTAAAGTTCCATCAGTAATTATAAATAAAGCACTTGATTTAGAAGAAGAATTTATAGGAGATATATAAATAATACTTGACCTCACCTTATTTACCCTATTTAACTTTAGTTAAACATGACTAGATCACCTATAGAGCGTCCCGTGGACTGCAAATCCTTTATTCGGGAGTTCGATTCTCCCCCGCGCCTCCATCTTTCCACGGATAATAATGTAGTTGATAAGAAATCGAATTGCAAAGTAACTAATATTCGATTATCAATTGGCTTATTGACTCAATCAGTTGACATAGTGGTCAATTTATCCTCTGAAAAGGTCAGTCTTAAATTCCTACATAAACAGGAGCAGTTTCGCATTCCGCTAAATTGCTCACTCAGTGAACTTACGGAATCTGAGGTAAAGAGGATAGTGACTAAGAAGATTCAAGAGTTAAACAATACCATAACTCTTGAATTTCTGCTTGCGTGGATACTAGACTGCAATAATAAGTGCGGTGGAAATCTTGATACTAGAAAAAAATGTGTCGCACATTTCATTGACCTGTGTCGCAGGGAAGGAATTTCTTTAGAGGAATCTACTCTTTACCTTTTAACTGAGGATGATGAGGGCAGAACATTGCCGGAGCGTTGGGAAGAAATTTACAATTTACCCCACAAGCTCAGGCAGATAAAATCTTTATTCAGTCGCAAAAATCTTTTGTTGTTCAAACGGAAGGGTTGGGAGACGAAGCACTTTGGTAATTTTGTTAGCTTTATTGCTCAGAGTGTAGTTTCCCAACCATTTTCGACTGATGATTCTGAGGTAGAAAGAATAATAGAGTTCTTTCAGGGTAAAAAAGAATCTGATCCTGTGTTTTATGACATTTACCTTTTGGCATTTGGTTGCGGTTTGAGGAAGTCAGAAATTTATCAGGTTCACTCTGACAACTTTAAAATATTTAATGGTCAACATTTTCTCTTTCTCCCATTCGCCACAAAGGGAACGAAGTTAAGGGGAACCGGACATGTTGAAAAAGTTGGCATTAGTCAGCAAGTCTTTTTGCACTTCCAATCGAGGGAAGGAAAAATTATTAACGGAGGTGAAAGACTCCATAAAAGATTTATAAAATTTCTCAAGACTGATCTTGGTTTAACCGATGTTAAATCATGCCATCGATTGAGGAAAATATTAGGAGCAAGATTGGCATCTACGCATGGAATATTTCATGCATCTAAAACGCTCCGAAATTCAGTAGCAGTATGTGAAAAATACTACTCTGATTTAACAACTCATAAAAATGAGTTAGAGGTGTAAGGAGGGAATAAATGTACATAAAAAATGACTTCAAAGAAATAGCTCAATCCACATTGTTAACCAAAAGTTCAATTCAGGTTAACAATCTAAATTTATCAGTATACGCTGATGGTAAAATTTCGATCAAAACAGGTGGTGAATTTAAGGGTACACTAACTGAATTAATCGAGGCAATTTATGTATGTGCCGGAGATGTCTTGGAGGAACAGCAAGATGCCGATTAATTCTAGAGCAAAGGGACAAAGGTATGAAAGAGCGATTGCTCACATCCTGACCGACAATGGATATCCTGCCCATCGCTCACAGCAATTTTGTGGAGCCAATGGAGATGCAGATATTACATGTCCTGACTTCCCATTTTCAGTCGAATGCAAACATGTCGAAAAACTGAATTTATACAAAGCTTTCACGCAAGCAATTAAGGATTCCAAAGGGAAACCTCCATGCGTAATTCACACAAAAAACAATCACGAAAATCTGATCACTATGAGGTTTGAAGATTTTCTACAACTACTAGACGAACAACAATGAACGATGAAAACAATAAAACACCTAGCATTCCTGCTCCTGAAATTTCTTTTACGGAAATCTATACTGCTTTTGCTCAGGCTCAGGCAGAACTTACTAACCCGAGGAAAACGGAACAGGGTTACGGATATAAATTCGCAGGACTTCCTTCGGTCGTTACGATCTTAAAAGTCCTTAACAAATATGGGTTGGCTTATATCCAAATGATCCAATCAACAGATGATGGAAAACTCATGCTCGAGTTATTTCTGTTTCATAAATCAGGTCAGAGATTACCTAGCTCATTTTTTCCATTTGAGGTGAGTCAGAAAAAGGGCATGAGTCCGGAGCAAAGTTTGGGCGCGAGCCTGACCTATTTTAGGAGGTATCAGTTAACAACTTATTTTGGCATAGCGAGTGAGGAAGATATAGATGGAGCCGGAGAGGTTGAACCGACAAAAGGCTCCGCTAATGAAAAGGCATTAGAAAAGCCAAAACCAAAACCTCCGGTTAAAAAATCGGAACCTGTTCCTGATATTCAATTATCAGATGATGAGATTAGGAAATTGTGTCTTGAGAAATTGTCAGAATTAAAGGCAGGAGACTATGCTGAATCAATTGGATTTGATCCAATGCAATCAAGCACCAAAGCATGTAAAACATTCTTAAAATTTACGGATGATGAAGTTCGTAAGAAAGTAGCTAACTACAACAAAATAAAGGAGGGGAAATAATGCATTTAGTAGGACATAATATTCGGAACTTCGATGTTCCATATTTGATTAGATGGTCAATGTTGAATCAGGTAAAAGTACCTGTCCACCTGAGCCACTTGGCGAATAAGAAATTTGGTAAACTTCCCACCATATGGGTTGATACTATGGAGTTCTTTGGAGCCTCAGAATGGGGGTTTAGAGTATCGCTAGATAATCTCTCAAAATGGACAGGGCATGAGGGAAAGAATGGTAACGGAAAATTCTTTTATCAACTCCCTCGCGAGGAACAAGAATCTTATCTTGAGAACGATATGATGCAGACTCGAAATGTTTTCAGGTCGATGAATAATTACCTTTCAGCATATGTGGAGGAACGATGTGTATTTTTTGATATCGAGACAGCACCAAAACCGGATGCAGAACTTCACAAAGTAATTCCTGAGTTTAAGGAAAGTTCAGTCAAGTTTGGTAACATCAAAGACCCTGAGAAAAGACAGGCGAAAATTGATGACGCTAGAGAAGGGCATTTTGATGCGATTAAGGACAAAGCAGGGCTACACGCTCAGTACTCTGATCCGGTAGCGATTGGTTACATTAATGAAGGAGACTTCGGCACTTGTTTAGACTTTGCCAAGAAAGATGATCCCAATGGCTCGAAAGAGCTTGTCGAACGATTTTGGGATAGATGCTCACATGTCCACGGCAATATGAACGAATTAAACACATTTTAATATGAGTATAAAAACAGCAAAAATAGTTGGGTGCTATGATACAAAACAGGATGGCACTCCTAATCTAACGAAGAACGGAAATAAATATATTTCAGTTATGTATAATGTGGATGAGAATACATTTTATGATTCATTCTTCCTGATGGCATCTTGCCAATGGAAGTTGGATTTATTTTTCAAGGCACTTGGTACTGAATCAACATCTTGGGATAAGGTTGGTAAACATCAATTTGAGTTTTTCTTTGGGAAGGAAATTGAAGTTGAAGCAGGGATAGATAAAGCCGGATATAAAAAGATATTTAAATATCTTCCGGCAACAACATTAACAGAATCTGTGGTGGATGATGGCAATGGCAGGGACACATCAAGTGACCTCCAAGCGGAACCATCCTTTGAAGATGATTTCGTAGAGGAGGAAGACGAAGACGATGTCCCATTTTAAGCAAAGGTTAACCATTACATTACCGGACTTTCTCCGGCATCAATTGAAGGCAATTTCAGATCAATATGAGATGTCTACCAATGAAATTATTAAGCACCTGATCATTCAGGGAATCGATATTTACAAAATTAACGATGTTCAAAGTGACAGCAAAAACCATGTTTTAAGGGCAGATGTGACAGCACATGTAATTAAGGGTGATTTTCAAAGTGACAGCAAAAACCCCTCAAAAGGGGCAAATGTGACAGCACCGGAAATCATCGATTGGGAAAGTGGTCAAAATCAGGGTGACAGCAAAAACCCCCAAAAACAGGCAAATGTGACAGCACCTCTCGTGCGCACCTTAAAAATATATAATATTATTAATAAAGATATATATATAGAAGTAGAGAGTCTGAGAGAAGCTTGGGAAGAATTTGTGCAGATGAGAAAAGAACTCAAAAAATCCATCAAGCCAACTACGATGAAAAGGATGTGGAAATCATTTGATCCTATTCTTGAGGAAAAGGGTGTTGAGCCAATCATTAAGGCACTCAATCGATCAGTTCAAAATGGATGGCAGGGAATATTCTTCGATGATGATAAGAAGATCGAATCAACAGGAACTTTCGGAGAGGAGGATTTTTGATATGATACCATGCAGAGAATGTGGACAGGACTCAGGATGGACTGAGGAACTTATCAATGCTCCACTATTTGGAGGCAATTACGATGTCGCAGTTTGTGATCCATGTGTTGCTATTCATCAGAAAGCTCAGGCAGATGAAAGGGCATTACCGAGAGTTGATCATGCGATTGAACCACTTGAGAATTTGATCCCAATGGGTTACCGAGAATCATCAGTCTCACAATTGCCAATTACGGCACAGCAGATGTTACCGGAAATAATGAAATGGTCTCCATTGCGAAAGAAGGGATTGTATATCATGGGAGCATCAAGACAGGGCAAAACAAGATCGCTTTGCATGTTGTTAAAAGAGCTTCACTCACAGGGTAGAAGATTTAAGGTATTTTTTGCCGGAGATTTTCATACTCAACTTATCGAGGCAAAGAGAAGTCCATTTTTTAAGTCTTGGAGAGATGCAATCGTAACTGTTCCAATCTTAGCAATTGATGATTTGTTTGCCGAGAAAATGAGTCCGACAACTCAAGCCGGATTGTTTGAAATCATCGAGGCAAGGATGTCTAGGCAATTACCATTACTATGCACCACTCAAGTCAAGCGTAGTGATGCTGTAAAGGCATTTGATGATCCCGAGCGAGGCAATGCATTACTTCTCAGGCTAAGGGAGACTTGCGAGCTAATTGTATTCAACAAGAAAGCTGTCCTTCAAGAGGAGGTTCAGTTCACATGAATTGGCAGGACTACGCGGATTGGGCATTCATTATGATGATGATTATTATCATAATGTTAGTGGGATATTTAGTTACATAAAATGAATAATGAAATGAAAGAAATAAGCTTAAAGCAACAAATTGTTGTCTACACCAAGGCAATCTCGATTTGCGATAACAAACCCAAACAACAGGCACTCAGAAACATCCTGAAAGATGGTTTGATCGATGTGCAAAATGAACTACTCAAACAGAAGGGTAAGAAATGAAAAGAGTTCAAGTAGTCGGAAGTTTAGCCAAAAAGTCATACGAGATTTGGACTCGAAAAACACAAGCTGAAGTCGAAGAAGGATTCAATAAGTTTTGGACGCGAAATAAGGTTAGTCACTTCAAGGATGGTATTCCAATTAGAACCAATGTTCCAAGGGAAAGACCAATAAAACAAAAGGCATCAGACATAGGATTCCAATGACAGCACAGGAAGCACTAAAGGCACTAGATATCCTATCTGCTCAGGTGGGTAATGCTAGATTGAGGAAAATGTGGTCTAAGCCAATCAGGGAATACTTGTTGTCAATGTGTTCCATTGAAGCAGGGGATAGTGGTGATGATGAGTCAATACATGGACATGAGACCAAAGACGATGATTAGACCCCTTGTAGGCGAAAATAGAGCATATAACCGGTGTGAGGGTAGAACCTTTGTTCTCAGTTTCGTGCGCGTACACATACGGAGTGGTGTAAATAGGGTATGAATTGGGTAATATCACAGGTTAATCAACAGAACCCCACTATCTATCAGGGTGTACAGAGGACAAATAGTCCCCTTTTGACCAACCATCAAGGGTGGGGGGGGTGGAGGGGGTTTCTTTCCGGTGACCTTAAACCGATTACTAAACAGAAAAATTTTAACTTTTCAGGCAGGGGCATAGATTCAGTAGATGTTACTGACATGGTTATAACCGGAGGATTAATCTCCTCTCAAAATCAAGGGGGTTTCGTGAATGTCCTACTTGGTTTCCTACATTGAACACCCTGCCTGAATTATTTTTATGAACAAATACGAACCAATGGAGACCACGCAGGATAAGATTAATCAGCGAAGGTTTGCCAATAGAATAGAAAAGCGTTGGGCGAGCAAAGGTATTGAGCTTTTGGATACCGAGGAGGGTGCTATTTTAGATTTACATATTCGTCAGGGTAAATGGCATCTTGGTTTTATTGAGATTAAGCATACCAAGCATGAGTATGGAAGTTTTGCATTTTATTTCATTTCAAAGAAGAAGTGGGACAAATTGGTAAATGAAACTTTAATTTGTAATCAGCGATGTTACCTGTGTGTTTCTTTTGCTTGTGGGACTGAGGCATATTGCGATGTGACCATTGCTAATGATTATGGGAAAATTGCGTACAATGGTAATCCTCGAAATAAAGTGAAAACGGATTGGGAGATATGTGTTTTCGTACCATTGCAATATTTAAAAAAATTCAAAGGAAAGGTAAAACCATGGAACAAGAATTAGATTATTATTTAACATTGGGGTGGATGTGGGACAACGAGGATGTTGTGAGTCCACCGCATGAACATGAAATTGAAAATGAAGAGTGAATTAGAATTAACTGAGGAATTAGGAATTGAACGAAAGATTTTATCTGATTGGCGAAAGCAGGGTATTATTGCGACATCAAGTTGGGTAAAAGTAAGCAACCAAATCTGTTACCATGAAGAGGGCGAGCACGAGGTGAGGAATATTATCCAACGGCAATTATTGGTGGAGGAGATGAGTGAACCATTAGATGTGCCGGAAGATAAGAAAATGGTAATTACTCTAATTCCGAGAAACTCAAAAATGGTGATTTGTGGAGATGTAAAAGTCAGGGTGAGAGACAATAGGAATTTTTTAAAAGGAATGAAGCTTTTCGCGAGACCTCCTGCCAATGGTGGTGGTGTATGGGTAATGAAGGGTAGATGTCCACGATGGAGAGGAAAATATTAATATGAGTAAGGAAAGCGAACGGATTGTTGAGCAATGGAATGAGCAGAAGGAATTGAAGAAAATGCAGGAGAGTGGGAGTCCTGAAAAAATGTTTCGGAAATTATTAGGTTTAGAACCAAAGAAGAAAAAGGCTCCGGCAAAGAAGAAGAAGAAATAATGTTTCAACCTACACCACATCCTTATTTCAAGATACCAACCGCAGAACAGGCAGAAGCTTTGGGTATGGATGAAACTATGTCCCTACTTGAGGAAAGGGAGCAGTTAATTGAGCGAGAAAAGAAAGACCCTTTTCATCATGGGTTTGAACCTGATCATTGGGCAATGGCAGATCGGGAGTTTGCCAAGGTTGATGAATTAGTTATTTTGGGTGGAAATCGTAGTGGAAAAAGTTTTTTCGCGAGTAAGAGGGTAATGAAGCTAGTGAACGATATTCCGGATGCGAATGTCTTGTGTATGCATACAACCGCATCCACATCGATTGAACAGCAACAACAATACATTTACGAATTCATTCCCAAGGAGTGGAAACAGGCTAAGAAGGGGAAGGTCACAAATATGACTTTCTCGAAAAAAGGAGGGTTTACGGAATCCTGTTTGGTTGCTCCAAATGGAAGCAGGGTATTCTTCCGTAATTATTCGCAAAACCTCGACACAGGAATACTTGAGGGATCAGAATGGGACTTAGTTTGGTTGGATGAGCTTTGCACCATCGAACATATAAATTCGCTTCGATTTCGACTTACCACGAGGTCAAGTAAGCCTGTTCAAAATCCTGACCATCCTGAATGGATGAAGGGATATCCACATAGGGGGATGTTAATTACCTTTACTCCGGTCTCCGGTTATACTCCAACGATCAGGGAGTATATGGATGGAGCACGGACAATTGAGTCAATTGATGCTGATCCTGATTTACTACCAAACTCGAAAGTTCCTGTGATCATGCAACCACTAAAAGATAATACGAGAATTGTATTTTTTCATTCTGAGTGGAATAAATTCAATGATTACCGCGCGTTAAAGCGTACTTTGAAGCACGATAGTCGGCAAAAAATTCTGACTCGTGCTTATGGACTTCCAACCAAGATTGCCGGAACATTGTTTCCTCGTTGGGGAAGTTCCCATGTGGTAAATAGCGAACAAATTCCGGAAGAAGGTACTAATTACATGGTAGTTGATCCCTCTCATGGAAAAAATTGGGTATGTCTGTGGATCAGGGTTGCTGTGGACGGAAAATGCTATGTCTACCGAGAATTTCCGGATCAGGTTACTCAAATTGAGGGATATGGCATCTTGGGAGAGTGGGCAGTCGCAGGAAAGCACCTAGATGGAGATATTGGGGAGGCTCAGAACCCATTAGGTTTTTCCTTGGCAAAATATAAATCGATTTTTGAGGAATTAGAGAAGGATGAAGACATTTTCATGCGAATTATGGACTCTCGCTTTGGTTCTGCACCGACTCCAATGAAGTCCGGCATTACAACTTTAATCGATCAGATGGCAGACTTAGGAATGTTCTTTGAACCCTCTGTTGGAACGAGAATAGAGGAAGGAGTTGCCCTAATTAACGATCTTTTGGACTATAATGAGGCAGAACCAATAAGTCCTGAGAATGCACCTCGCTTATATGTCCACGAGGACTGCAAAAACCTCCGGTTTGCCCTGTCAATTTATACCGGAAAGGACGGAAAGACAGGAAAAGTAAAGGATTTTGTAGACTGCTGTCGCTATTTTTGCCTATCCGGAGCCAATTATATTGATACTGATTCCGGTGTAATTCATGCCGGAGGAACTTATTAACCGCCAACTCCTAGGACTTAGTGGTTAAGTAATATGTCGATAAAACCCTTTTTTATAAACATATAAAGGTTGTGCATAAAGTATTGACTACCATTGTTTTATGTGGGGTCAATTATCCATATTAATTAATCACCCCTTGACATTTTAGTTTATGACACAGGAAGAACTTGATTATTATATAATATAAAGTAAGTTGTAGGTATGACAGCAACAAAATTTAAATCTAAAAAATTCTTACTTAACGCTGAAGTAATCGAATTAGCCAACCTCATCTTTAGGGAAAAAGAGTTAGTTATCGATTCCACTTTAACCACTAGGACTTTGGCATTCTTAGCTCAGGAGTGGATTCAGGACAATGGATGCAATGGACTCAATCGTTGGTCTTTATGCCTTAACTTAGGAATACTTCTCAAGTTGGCTCATAGAGGGCAAATTTTAACTACTAAAAATCTTATTCAGGGAAGGTAATATTATGACAATTGAACTTAAATCTCGCACGGATGCTTGTCCTTACAATTGGAAGTCCGGTTATCCGGTAGGCATTCGCATAGGGTGCTGTGGGGACGAAGTTCCTACATCTATCGGAAGAAAATGGTACATCTACCTATGGGACTCACGCACTCACCTACACATCTACTATTGTTTCAACGATGATTTATTCATCTCCGAGGCAGAATTTGAAACACTAAACAGGAATAACTAATGGAACGAATAAAATACAACTACTACTCATGGAATAAACCTTGGGTAATTGAAAAAAACGGAGTCGAAATTGCTTGTTTCAAGTCTAAGTACTTGGCACAAGATTATTTGACAGAATTACAAGAAAGGAAAAGCAGACTATGAAAATTTACGAAGTAAAATATGATTCATTTGAAGGTCACAATACAGAAATCTTTTTCTGCAATAAAGCAGAAGCAAAAAAGTGGATTCGTGAACAGAAAAAAGCCTCAGAGAGAATTTTGAATGATCCGGATGATGATGGATGTTCACCTTTTTTTGAAAATATTCATGATGAGCCAACACTTTTGCATTTAAAATCAACCAAGAAAAGAGACATTGTCGATTTCATTAACGATAATACCGAAAAAGCATGAACGCACATGAACGCACGAAGTTGAGATTTGCTCAACTCCTAGAGATTCCTAAAGAACAGGCAAATGGTTCTAATTTCCTTAGAAAACTTTGCACCGATGCTGACACAGGGCAATGCATTGTAATTAATCGCAATACCAAGAAGATATTTAGCTTGAAATCTAGTTTATCTTATATAAGAATCAAGTGATGACTACTTCAACATGGGGCGGTAAGCGTCCAAACCAACATGGCAGACCAAAACTGCCCAACGAAATGCGTAGAGTAATGGTAACTGCTATGGTAAAACCGGAAACTAAAACTTTTCTATTATCAAAGAATCCTAAACTAGGACGATCACTTGATGAGATTGTAGTGAGGGATAAAAAGAAAACTTGACAATACCTGTCCTGATGTGTTTTTTCGTAGATGCATCAGGAACCAAAAAAAGCCTTATTAAGGCGAGGTGAGGTAAAAGAGTGGTTAGGTCTCGATGATAACGAGATAACTAAATGGATTATTGATGGAGTACTTAAACCAAGATATTTCAGAAAAGGTGCAAGAGCATTTTTCGTAAGGAGGGAAATCGAAGAAATCCTTAAACCGGAGGTAATGGCATGAGCGTTACCTACAATGAGGAAAAAAACCGGATGTCCGAAAAACCGGATATTGCTTTACTGCAATCCGAGTTAGCTGAAATAATTGAGGATGCCGGAAGAAACCTTCAATTAAGATCAGATTTTGATAACATTCGTTACTGCCGTTGGGATGGAGAAAGTCCGGATAACCGCAAGCACGAAGAATATTTAGGTAAAAAACCTCACCCTTGGGAGGGTGCTTCTGATACTAAGATTAGGGTTGCTGATAAACATATTAATCGGCATGTACATATGGTCTCTGAGGCATTCTTTAGGGCGAATCTTGGGGTAACCGGAGTTGAGGTAGAGGATAATAAAAAAGCTTCAAATTGGGGTTCTCTCCTGTCTTATTTTATCGAGCAAAAAATGCTACCTGAACTTCGCAGAGAAGTTGAAATTTTAGCACAGGAACTTTTTTCATCATCTCCGGCAATTGCAATTCTTGGAGTTTATTGGCAACAGGAAACCATTATGCGGATGAAGAGATTTTCCATCCAAGATTTAGTAATGATGGTTCAGGAGATGGGTGGTCAGGAGCAGGATGTGGAGCAATTACTTATGATGCTTCAAGACCCTGACATGACTGATCAGGCACTAGTTTTGATGAGTCAAGTATTTGTGGGAGTAAAGGAAAAAACTCTTAAAAAGGGACTCAAGCAATTTCGTGAAACAGGTGAGGCAAAACTTCCGGCTCCAATTCAGCATGAGAATCGTCCGCGATTTGTAGCACATAAGCTATACGAAGATATTTTCGTGGACGCGAATTGCACCGACTTAGATCGTAGTAGGGTGATTATGAGACGCGAGTGGATGTCTGAAACTGAACTTCGTGACAAAATTAACACCGAAGAATTTGACGAGGAATTTGTTGAATCTGTTTTGGAGAAAGCAGGGGGAGCGTCCGGAGTTGCTGACTTTGAGTATCGATCATCCATTTCACAGCATAATGGTATTAGCCGAGGTGTTCAGGGTGATTTTGATGACCTTTACGAAATATTTTATTCTTACAAGCGAGTTTATGATCCCGACACAAATGTTCCGGCAATTTACTGCACGGCATTCTCCCCCCATGTAAGTGATCTTTATGGGAAGCATGAACTTTTAGAATATGGTCATAACCAAATGCCATTTGTCCTTTTTTCAAGGGAGAGACTATCTCGCTCAATTATGGACTCCCGAGGCATTTCGGAAATTTGCGCACCAAACCAATACGAAATAAAAGTTCAGCGTGATCTTAGAAATGACCAAGGTCAAATAAGCACTTTGCCTCCTCTTCTAACAAATGCCCGAAGAGGCGCGTTGAACACCTTGATTGCTCCGGCATCGCAAATCACAATTACTCGTCCGGACGATATTCAATGGCTTAACCCACCGCAACCTTCGTCAGGTTCTATCGAGGCAGAAGAGAGAGCAAACAATGATGCGAACGAGTATTTTGGTCAGTCTCAAGATCAGATGACAAATCAGTTATACAACCAATGTATGGTGAATCGATGGTTGGATTCTTGGAGAGAGGCACTCAGTCAAGCACTCTGCCTCTGCCAACAGTATTTGAGTCCTGAATTTGTTTCACGAATCGTAGGAGGTGCTCCGGAAGAAATTGCAGTTCAACCCGATGACATTCAGGGGCGATATGACCTGAGTCTGAGATTTTCAGTTGATACTCTGAATCCTGAGTTCATGGAAAAGAAAATTGCATCGGTTACTCAGCTTACTCAATTTGATACCGAGTCTGCAATTGACCGGAATAAACTAGTTACATTGATGGCAGAGTCCATAGACCCACAATTAGCTAAAAGCGTTGTGCGTGATCCGGCAACAGCAAGCCAACAGGAAATTGATGATGAGCAGTTGTCATGGATCAAGATCATGGCAGAAATAGAACCTCAACCCAAGGAAGGTTTAAATTTTGAACTTCGCTCGCAAGTGGCACAGCAATTAATGCAATCGTCTCAAGAATTACAGCAGAAAATGTCAGAAAAGCCACTAGTTAAACAACTCGCAGAAAATCGCATGAAATTCTTGCAATTCGGAATTATGCAAAAGGAGAACGCTCAAATTGGGCGCACAGGAATTAAGCCGATTATGGGTCAGGGTGGACAGGAACAAAGTGAGGGAGGGCAAGGTGCTTATTAATATTTTAGAATTATTTCGTAAGAAACAAGTTCGCTTAGTTAAATACCCAAAATTGATGACGCAGGATGAAATCTCTGTGAGTTTTCAGGAGCAGGGTGAAGGTTCAAAAATATGGCAA